AACAACCTTTACAAGTGTACCTGCAATGAAGTTGATTGATCAAATGAGCGCAGCAAGTGCTGGTGCACAAGCACGTCCGGGTCTTACACAACTAGCACTCTTGGCGGCTTAACATGAGAAAAGCTACATTTGGTTTCGTTGCCGCAAGGCGTCCTCCTAGTTCTGTTGTTATTGTTAATCCAGATCCACCGCCTCCAGGTCCAGGACCCTCTGGTAATGTTGTAACCTTAGGTTCTGCGACTTACATTCACAACACACTTAAAGGATGGACTTCGGTTCATCAACAACAGCGTGATTCTGTTTCCAAAGTAGCGATCGGTGATACAGCTGAAATTCAGAACCAACACCTTGTTGGTTTTGGAGCGTCTGTAGATGTTGAAGTCAAGATCCTAGAGAAGGCCCTTACGAGCAATGTTGTAACTCTGTACACAACTGACGCCGATGGCTGGTCTGTTGGTCAGAAAATTAATGTTGTTGGGCTAGGTGCGCCATTCGATGGAACAGACCTTGTTATTACAGGTCTTGTTACACCCGATGCCCTTCCTGCACAGATTAGTTATGCAAAGACTGCAGCAAACGTGGCTCGATCCGCTGCTGCTTCTGGTGCTGTCGCTCGTAACTTCACGTTCTTGGACCAAACATTTGGTTATCCTACCAAGACTACTGGGTATTTCTCTAACTCGCAGTATCTATGTTTGACTGCTTGTGGTTGTCCGAACTACATGAAGACGCCGCCTAGTGGGTCTACACCGAACCCAATGGGTACACCATCGGCTGCTTCGCAGTCTGATATGACGTCTTATGTGCCACCACATTGGAGTTATTTCCCTGCTTTTGGTGACACAATTGCCGCATGTGTAGCTCGATACGCTCATTTGACCCATATTCAAGTGTGGAATGAGAACAAGGGTTTCTACATCACAACGCAATCTTCTACATCTAGCATTGTTCCTGCAGGATCAGGCTTGGTTGCTGATACTACCTTGGGTGGTAACAACAATCGCTGGTGGACTGAGGGCAACACTGCGATGTATAACTACATCTGGGATAAATGTAAAGCAGTTCGCTCATCCATTTTTATTGTTGGTCCATATTGTGTGTACAACTCATTTGCTGGATTGACCAACTCTACCGATTGGTCTAATGATGCTTTCCCCTTGAACCTTCAGGGTCCATGGGGGTATAGTGACAAAAAAGTTCTAGCGCACTTGATGTATTTCATCAAGTATTGTCATGGAACAGATGCAATTTGTGTCGACTATCGTAATCTACAAAAAGATTCGAGCGTTGCTAACTTTTATAATCCTGCTAGTGTTCCAGCTACACCAGATCCAACAAACGCATTCTTGAGTAACCCTGATGGCGGAGCACATGCTCGCTATTGGAAAGAGGGTTACAACGATGGCGCTTGGAAGAATGGACAACGCTTACCAGATCTAGTTGCATGGTTGCGTGCATTAGGTGCTTCATCAACAGCCTATCAACGATCAGTTTGTGATGCTCGGACGATTAACGTTTGGTATGCGGAATGGTATGCCTACAGTAATCGTGAACAATTCAAACATGCCAATCCAGCCACAGGTCAGTACTACACTCATCCTACTTCAACATGGGCTGATGATACTGCTGCTTGGGCTTGGGGCTATGTTTGGACTGCGAATTCCATGTCTGAATGCGCAATGGGCTGGAAACCGGAAGGAACGGTACAAGGCAATGTGGTCGATCCTGGTGACTCTAACCCATTGGCTCTATACAAAGATAATGATCCGTCGACAGCGGGACGCACTCCGTTGTATACCGTGGGAAAGGCCTTAAAAGACTACTTCCCAAAGGGTACACAGATGTATGCGTTTACGTCTAACATGGCGACGGTTTGGGGTTTTGCGTCTAACACAATGATTATGTTGGTTAACCGTGATCCCAATCCAATCACATTCACGCTCGTTAACCCTAAGAACACGACTCCGCCAACAATCACCTTATCAGGCTATGAGGTTCGTTTCTTAGCAAGATGACCGTTTAGGCAAGGAGGTGTTTATGCCAACGAGAGGTCACAAAGACGTGAAACCGTTGCCTCGTCGTGCACTGGCAAGAACACCAGAAGCTAGGGAAAACCAAGTTATTGCCGACGCTATTGATCTTGCTGAAAAACAAATTCGTGAAGGCACAGCTTCATCTCAAGTTATTACTCATTTCTTGAAGCTTGGCTCTACTCGAGAACGTTTGGAACAAGTACGGTTGCAACGAGAAGTTGAATTGCTTACGGCTAAAGCCTCACAAATGGCTGATGCTAAGGACATTAAAGAACTATATCAGAATGCTATTGATGCGTTCAAGGTATATTCAGGACAAGAAGTTGATAATGGCGAAGATCCGAACTTATTCTGAGCTTATTCAATACGAATCTTTTGAAGATCGTTTTGAATATTTGAAACTTGGTGGCAGTGTTGGCACGGCTACATTTGGCTTTGATCGTTATATTAATCAAGCATTTTACCATTCAGCTGAATGGAAATACATAAGAAGAGACGTTATTGTTCGGGATAACGGCTGTGATTTGGGCGTTCCAGGTCGAGAAATAAACGCTTCGCCCCTTGTTCATCACATAAATCCATTGATTTCTGATGATCTTATTCATCACGAAGAATGGGTTCTTGTTCCCGAATATTTGATAACCACAACACAAGCTACACACAATGCCATACATTATGGCGATAGATCGTTATTGCCAAAGCTATATGTGCCTAGACAACCAGGTGATACAAAGCTTTGGTAGAAAGGAATTCATGGAAATTCTCTGTGATATGCCTGAAAAAGTTCAATGTGGAGCACCAACTGATAAGGGTAACGGACCAGTTCCGTGTACAAACAATTATCCTTGTCCGCTCCACCCGTTTCAAAATCATTCTAAGGAGACAAAATGGATGAGGTCCTCTACCCAGTAGGATACAGAACTGAGATGGTCACGCTTGATGAATTGAAGCGTCGATTCACTCCGCATATGCATCCAGAAGCAGCTCGTCGTGGATTTGCATTCATCGAGAGCAAGGGCGGATTGATTGGAATTGGGAGTGGTTACCGTGCTCCTGGTGTTCAACCGAACGCTCCAGGCTTCGCCGCTCCAGGAAAGTCTTTCCATGAAGGGCAACAGTTCCCTTCAGGTCTTTACTATGTAGCATGGGACATGGTTGCTGTCAACGAGAACGGTGGAAACCATCGTGCTCCTCGTTGGGCCGAAGTTCCTCGGCAAGGTACGGACGCAGCATTTGACTTTGGTGTCCACATGAATGTCGGCACAGAGTCTTGGCACATGCAGCCTATCGAACTCGATGGTTGGGATTCGTGGGTTCGTGCAGGACGGCCTGATCTTGGTCACTTCACATTCCGTGATGATCAGACTCAACCAGAGCCGCTTCCTGAGCCACAACCAACGCCAGTGCCTACGCCTCCGGATCCGACACCCATCCCGGTGCCTGAGCCTCCTATGCCAGATCCCAATCCTACTCCTCAGCCGGCACCTCAGCCGCCGGCTCCTACTCCACAGGAGATCACTGTGCAATTTACAAGTCGAAATCTTCAGCAAGGTGCCTCTGGCCCAGACGTTAAGTTCTATCAAGGAATTCTGAATCGCATCGCCGGCCAAGAATTGACTGAAGACGGTCAGTACGGAGCAAAGACTGCACAAGCAGTTAAGAATTGGCAGACTTTCTTTGGAATGACTGTCGATGGTGTGATGGGACCAAACACACAACGTTCATTGATTGAAGCAGCCCTACAACACTAGTCGAAAGGGGGGCGGCAATGGAAAGCAGCATTCTAACTAGCACAAAAAAGGTACTTGGAATCGCTGATTCCTACGAAGTGTTTGACTTGGACATCATCACTCAGATCAATGCAGCGTTTTCATATCTGACACAACTTGGAGTTGGCCCCACCGAGGGTTTCTTCATTGAAGATAGTAGTAGTGAATGGGAAGAGTTGAATATTTCTCCCGCTCAAACCGCTTTGGTTCGTACCTATGTCTTTCTCAAGACGCAGATGTACTTTGATCCGCCCACTTTGAGCTTTTTGATCGAAATGAAAAATAATCAGATCACAGAGCTCGAGTGGCGGCTTACGAATTGGCGTGATTGGGAAAACGATCCAACAGATCCGATGACAGTTGAAGTAGTACTCGACGAGGAGGTGATTTAATTGCCATTCGACATTACCGACGAAGAACTAGATGATTTTGTTGAAATTTCTGATTATGTAAGTCATCATGGCGTCAAAGGTCAAAAATGGGGTGTACGTCGTCAACAGAAAAAACTTGCTAAGGCTGATGCTAAGTGGGAAAAAAATTTAGGCAGTATGCACACATTTATTGCTGTACATAATCGTGCTGCTGACTTGGCTAACACTTTGGATATTGATCGAATCAACAACAAGCCTGAGTATAAAGGCAAGAAACTTCTCGCTGATATGAATGATCCTATCACGAAAAAGTATATGCGTGAGCATGAACAAGCGTTCAACAAAAGAATGGATCAAGCAATTAAAGAAATTGTTGGACCAAATCCTTCTGGAACAAGAGAAGTTCGTGTCAACATTAAAACTGGCGAAACTTTCTTCTCAGACATTCAGCATGTAGATGGTGAACCAGCAACAGTAACGGTGAAATTTGATGAACTTAATCATATTGTGGAATGGATCGTTACTGTTAATGAAGTTACGCAAAGCGATTTGGATCTAACCGAAGAAGAGGTCGACGAGTTTCTAGAGCATCACGGCATCAAAGGTCAAAAGTGGGGCGTTCGACGTAAGTCTCCGCATAACGACAGCTTCATACCAAGGATGAATCCTAAGAAATTGTCGGATGCTGAACTTCGTGCTGCTGTTAATCGAATGAACATGGAGCAACAATTCAGTCGTTTGAGTAAGAAGCCCTCAAAACTTAAGCATGGACATGATGTTGTGAAGGGTCTTTTGGCCGTTGGTGTTACAGTTAATTCTGTAATTGCTTTTCACAATACACCAGCAGGAGCAGCACTTGAAAAAGCTTTGAAGAAATCACGAGTAGGAGTCGCAGCCAAAAATTTAGTTGAAAGAGGTTTGACTACATTCGGATAAGGAGGTGTCTCTTGACTCTGTCGAATACAGCAACCCCAAAATATTACGGCGAGTTTAGAGATGCAGTCCTAAGAGGCGAAATTCCGGTCAACCGTGAAGTTTCAATGGAAATGAATAGGATTGATGCGCTTATCGCTGATCCTAACATTTGGTTTGATGACCGAGCGGTTGACGGATTCGTCAAATATTGTGAATACGAGTTAACACTTACTGATGGTGGCGATCTTCATTTGTTGGACACATTCAAACTATGGTCTGAACAACTATTCGGTTGGTTCTTTTTCATTGAGAGAAGTGTCTATGAACCATTAACTAAAACTTATGTAAAAAAGTTGATTAAGCAACGATTGGTTAAGAAACAATATTTGATCGTTGCTCGAGGTGCTGCCAAATCTATGTATGCTGCTTGCATTCAAGGGTTCTTCATGACTGTTGATACGTCGACTACACATCAGATCACAACAGCACCTACCATGAAGCAGGCTGATGAAGTAATGTCGCCGCTTCGTACTGCTATCACTCGTGCACGTGGACCCTTATTCAAATTTCTTACTGAAGGTTCGCTTCAAAACACAACTGGCAATAGATTCAATCGTCAAAAACTAGCTTCAACAAAAAAAGGTATTGAGAACTTTCTTACAGGTTCACTTCTTGAAGTTCGTCCAATGGCCATCAATAAACTTCAAGGTCTTCGACCTAAAGTGGCTACTGTTGACGAATGGTTGTCTGGCGATATTCGTGAAGATGTGGTTGGCGCAATCGAGCAGGGTGCCTCAAAACTTGATGACTATCTGATCGTTGCAATCAGTTCTGAAGGAACTGTTCGTAATGGATCTGGTGACACTATCAAGATGGAGCTTGCTAGTATTCTACGTGGAGAATACGAAGCGCCTCATATTTCGATTTGGCATTACAAACTTGATGACGTTGAAGAAGTTGGTCAACCAGAGATGTGGGTTAAAGCGAATCCTAATCTTGGTAAGACAGTAACTTACGACGTTTATCATCTCGATGTTGAAAGAGCTGAAAAAGCTCCAGCTTCTCGAAATGATATTCTCGCTAAACGATTTGGATTGCCAATGGAAGGGTTTACGTATTTCTTTACTTACGAAGAAACTATTCCACATCCAAAAGTCGAATTCTGGGAAATGCCGTGTACGCTTGGTGCGGACATGTCGCAGGGCGACGACTTCTGTGCATTTACATTCTTATTCCCATTGAGTAATGGTGGATTTGGAGTCAAAACACGAAGCTACATCACAGGCTTAACGTTGAGAAATCTTCCTGGAGCTATGAGAGTCAAATACGATTCGTTTATTGCTGAAGGCAGTCTTCATGTTCTTGAAGGAACCGTGTTGGACATGATGGAAGTATACGAAGATCTTGACACTTTTATTCTCGAAGCAAATTACGATGTTCGTTGCCTTGGGTTTGACCCATACAACGCCAAAGAATTTGTATCACGTTGGGAAGCCGAAAACGGTCCTTATGGAATTGAAAAAGTAATTCAGGGAGCAAGAACCGAATCTGTTCCTCTTGGCGAATTGAAAATATTTAGTGAACAACGTTTGCTTATATTCGACCAAGAACTGATGTCTTTTGCAATGGGTAATGCAGTTACTCTTGAAGATACAAATGGTAACCGTAAACTCATGAAGAAACGAGTTCAGGATAAAATTGACAACGTATCAGCCATGATGGATGCTTACGTAGCGTACAAGGCGAACAAGGAGGCGTTTGAGTGAAAACATATGAAGAAATTGGTGAGTATCTCGAACACCGAGGACTTTCTGATGACGAAATTGATGACTTCTTCGAGCATCACGGAGTCAAAGGTCAAAAGTGGGGTGTTCGTAGAGCACAAAAGAAAGCTGCCGTCGGTGCACTTCGAACTGAACATTTGAAAGCGTTGGGTCCAGATAGATTTGGTAATCGAAACCAAGCTCAAGCTCAAAAAAATATTGATCGAATCAAACGTTTGGCTGAAGGAAAAGGCTCTAAGGCCGACAAACTAATCGGAGGACTTTTTCAAGTACCCGTCGTCGATATTATTGGGGGCGGTGGTCTTAAGGGCGGTGCTCAACTTTCTGTTGCTCGTGTAGCTAAACACAAAAGGAAGGTTGAAGCAGGCAAACGTCACGTAACCGATATGTTGGATCGTTTGGGTGGAGTTGATGTTCGAGAATTGAACGTTTAGTACTTCCATAAGCATCTCGTCTAGAAAGGAGGTACAAACTTGCCATTTCCATTTGTAACAAGATTTCGTCAAGCTTGGAACAATGCATTTCGATATAACGAACAGGTTCTAGACCAGAATCCTCAAATAGTATACGATATTGGTCCTAGTTCCAGTTCTGCTCCTCAACGTCAGACGCTTCGTTTTACTAATGAACGTACCATCATTACGTCAATTTACAATCGTATCGCTGTAGATGTTGCTGCGATCGCTTTGAAGCATGTACATCTAGATGAACAAGATCGTTATGATTCAGATATTGATAGCGAACTTACACATTGTTTGCTTTTTGAACCAAACATCGATCAAGGTCCACGAGCATTTCGTCAAGACATTTGTATGACGTTGTTCGATTCAGGTGCTGCTGCGATTGTACCAGTTGATTATACGATATCACAGATAGATCCAAATCAAGGGATGGACATCCTTTCTTTGCGTGTTGGTGACATTAAACAGTGGTATCCGAGACATGTTAAGGTGAATGTTTACAACGAAGATAAGGGTGTTCGTGAAGAAATTCTTCTAGAAAAACGAACCACAGCTATTGTCGAAAATCCATTGTACTCAGTAATGAACGCACCTAACTCAACGCTGCAAAGGTTGATTAGGAAACTGAGTCTATTGGATGCTGTCGACGAACAGTCTGGCTCTGGTAAATTGGACTTGATTATTCAATTACCTTATGTAATTAAGTCTGAAGCTAGACGTCAACAAGCTGAGAAAAGACGAGAAGACATCGAGTTCCAACTTAGAGACAGTCGGTATGGTATTGCCTATACTGATGGCACAGAAAAGATAACACAGCTCAATCGACCCGCAGAGAACAATCTTCTCAAGCAGATCGAGTACCTAACCAACATGCTGTATGGTCAGTTGGGTATTACAGAGGCCGTTATGAACGGTACAGCAGATGAAGCGACCATGCTCAACTATTACAATCGAACCATTGAGCCTATTCTGGAAGCTATCAAAGAAAACATGCAGCGATCGTTCCTAGGACGACCTCGAGTAGATGCTAATGAACGTATACAGTATTTCAGAGATCCGTTCAGGTTTGTTCCTGTTGAGAAAATGGCTGACATTGCTGATAAGTTCTCACGGAATGAGATCTTGTCGGCTAATGAGATTCGAGGGTATTTGGGACTAGTCCCATCCAAGGATCCAAAAGCTGATCAATTAGTGAACAGCAACATGCCACAACCTAATGCAACAGCAACAGTTCCAGAACCACCATCTGGGTCTTAAGACTTTTGAAAGGAAACGTCAAAATGAAACCAGATTTCAGCGGTTACGCCACTCGGGCGGGACTCAGATGCTCTGATGGTAAGACCATCATGCCTGACGCATTCAAGCCTCAGGATGGGCAAAAAGTTCCGTTGGTTTGGCAACACGGCCATACTGATCCAGAAAACGTACTGGGTCATGCAATCCTTGAAAATCGCCCGGAAGGCGTTTATGCATACTGCTTCCTGAACAATTCTCAGAAGGCAGATCATTCTCGTGAGCTTCTTGAGCATGGCGACATTCATATGATGTCCATTTGGGCAAATCAACTCATTCAGAGAGCTGGTAAGGTCCTTCATGGCGTTATTCGTGAAGTCAGTCTTGTTCTTGCAGGAGCAAATCCTGGCGCACTTATCGACAGTGTGACTGTTCGTCACTCTGACGGAGATGAAGTTCTCGAAGATGAGGCTTTCATCTACACCGGAGAAGATATTGAAATTTCTCACGCCGACACTAATGCGTCTTCCGATAATGCAGACGACGGTCGTACTATTCAAGATGTCTATGACACCATGAATGAAGAGCAGAAGCAAGTTGTTAATTTCATGATTGCAGAAGCACTTGCTACCAATGAAGGTGATACTGCAGCGCAAACTGCACTTGATAATTCAGATGATACTGTTGCCCACGGCGACACCAAAGAAGATGAAACCCCCGCCGAACTCGGCAACACACCACAGGAAGGAAAGCAAATGCCTGAGACGATCAAGCACAATGTCTTCGAGGATCAGGGTAAAGACGGCGAGGAGAAGACTTCTCACGTTCTTTCGCACTCGGAACTGAATGCAATCATTGAAATGGCTGCAACCAAGAAAGTGTCGATGAAGGACGCTTTCACCGATTACGCTCTGCAACACGGCATCACCGACATCGAGACATTGTTCCCGGATGCCAAGTCGATTACGGACGTTCCGGATTGGGACAAGCGTCGCACTGAGTGGGTTGCCACTCTTATCGGTGCTGTGCGCAAGAGCCCATTCTCTCGTATCCGTACGACCACGGCTGACATCACCATGGAAGAGGCTCGGGCCAAGGGTTACATCAAGGGTAACTTGAAGAAGGAAGAGTTCTTCACGGTTGCTCGTCGTACCACGACCCCGACGACTATTTACAAGAAGCAGGCTTTGGATCGTGATGACGTCATCGACATCACCGATTTCGACGTGGTTGCTTGGTTGAAGGGTGAGATGCGTCTCATGCTTGACGAGGAAATCGCTCGTGCAATCCTGGTTGGCGATGGTCGTGATATTTCCGACGAGGACAAGATCAACGAACAGAATATTCGTCCGATCGTCACCGACAACGAGATGTATACCACGACGATCTATGTCAACGTTGACAACGCAAGCTCCAACATGGAGGAAGTTGTTGATGAGGTCATTCGTCAGCGTGCTGAGCTCAAGGGTACGGGTCTTCCGAACTTCTACACCACAGAAGCTTGGATTGCTCGATTCATGACCAGTCGTGACAACGATCGCCGTCGTCTCTATCGCACGCTCGACGAGCTTGCTTCAGAACTTCGGGTTGCCGCAGTCATTCCGGTTGAGGTTCTTCTCGAGACGCCTGACATCGTCGGCATCATGGTCAACCCAGTTGACTACGTGCTCGGCGCTGACAAGGGCGGGCAAGTCACGATGTTCGATGATTTCGACATCGACTACAACAAGCAGAAGTACCTGATCGAGACTCGTATCTCGGGTGCATTGACCAAGCTGAAGTCGGCTATGGTTATCCGTGCAACCGCAGCTGCTAATCAGCTGGTTGCTCCTGCCGCTCCTGCATTCAACCCGACAACTGGTGCATTGACGATCACCAACCAGACCGGTGTTGTTTACAAGCATGGCGCAACCGTTCTGAACGCTGCCGGCTCGCCGTACACCGTTCCGGATGGTCAGACCTGGGTTGTCGACGCAACTCCTGCGGCCGGTTACTACTTCGAGACCAGCGAAGACGATCAGTGGAGCTTCACCAACCCGGCATGAGAAAGGGTTAACTAATGACAAAGTTTTATGGTGTAATTGGCTACGGTGAATCAATTGAGAATCCTCCCGGATCAGGAGTTTGGAAGGATAAGATCACAGAGTTTTCATATTATGGAGATGTTATTCGAAACGTTCGTCGTCTTGAAAAAGGCGAAGGATTGAACGATGATATTTCTGTGCAAAACTCAATCAGCATTGTTGCTGATGAATACGCCGTAAAGCATTTCTTTGCCATTAGGTATATTCGATGGGAGGGGGTGCTCTGGACTGTTACAAGTGTAGAAGTTCGAGCCCCCCGCCTCATCCTTTCTCTTGGAAGTGTCTATAATGGACCCACAGCCTAGGAGATTAGATGATTCGACAACGAGTTGATCTCCAAGACATATTTGCTGCAATACTTGGGAACGATCACGTTTACTTCCAACCACCACCGGATTTGAAGCTTGAATATCCGTGCATTGTCTATCATCGAGACTTTGCATTGACGTTCTTTGCTGATAACTATCCGTATAGATATGGAAAAAGATATATGGTAACGGTCATTGATCGTGATCCAGATAGTCCTATTCCTGATCGAGTCGCTCAATTGCCATTGTGCAAGTATGATCGATCCTATACGGCTGATAATCTCAACCACGATGTATACCGACTTTTCTTTTAAGGAGAAACAACCATGACAGCCCTTGTTTGGGACCAGGTTGGCGAACGGCTCTATGAGACGGGCGTTGATCACGGAGTCCTTTACCTTCCAACTGACGGCATTTACGACGAAGGTGTTGCCTGGAACGGTCTTGTAACCGTTACCGAGTCGCCCTCGGGTGCAGAACCCACGCCGTTGTTTGCCGACAACATCAAGTATTTGAACCTGATTTCCAGGGAAGACTTTGGTGGCACTATCGAGGCGTTTACCTATCCTGACGAGTTCGCTCAGTGTGATGGTAGCGCTACTCCGCAGCCTGGTATTGCGGTCGGTCAGCAGCCACGTCGCCAGTTTGGCCTTTGCTATCGTACCATGGTTGGTAACGATGAAATTGCGACCAACTTTGGCTACAAGCTTCACCTGGTTTATGGTGCAACTGCAGCCGCCTCGGAAAAGGCATACGGTACCGTTAACGACACGCCAGAGGCAATCACCTTCAGTTGGGATTTCTCAACTGTTCCGGTGGCTGTGACCGGCATGAAGCCCTCGGCAACCATTGTCATTGATTCGACCAAGGTGAATCCCACTGAGCTCGCAACCC